CTGCTCCTCCTCACGCCTCTTCTAGGCTGCTGGCAACAGATGCCGGGTATCAGCGCTTCTGTGTCTATCAAGTCCAGCGAAATTGAAATAGGACAGATGCCCTCACCCGTGCGTCTCCTCTCGATTCGCCTAGCAGCACGGCGTTACACTGAGAACACGGGCAAAGCGCTGCATCTGCTGCTCCAGCCTCACCATAGCCCCGCCACGCCTCTCCTGTGCCTCTGGATAGCCCAGCGTAGCCAGCGCTGTCTCCGTCCTGTCTCAGCGCCTCTCAGCACGCCATACGCCCCCAGCGCTGTCACCTGCCGTCATGAGGCAGGCCGCTGCTCCCAGCAGAGGAGCATTCGCGTGCGTAGCGCGTGTCAGAGACGCTTTCGCGTGCCTGCGCGTCAGAGTGGGCTACGGGGGCGCACGGGCGCGGGCGGGCGGCGTAAGGCCCCATAAATAACCAGAGCATTTTTCGGTCCGGAGACATTTCGGTCCAGCCTGACAGTCAGCCTTCGACGGCAGTTGACAATCCGCCTGCACGGTGGCACAGTGGTGGTGCGGTTCCAGTGCTCGATTCGGAGCCAGTTGGAGACGATCCGGAGACAGCAGTGTCTCAGAAACCTCCTTCGGAACCTAGCTCGAACCTGTGGAGAGGCCCGCGCAGCGGGACTCGCCTGTCGTGAGCGCCGCTAGGCGCGCCTTCACACGGCAGGGGTCAGGGGTTCGAAACCCTTACCACCCACCACTTCTCGGTACAATACGGAGACAGTGGACCGGAGATTAGCATGGCGACATTCCAACAACGTCCCAATGGCAACTGGACTGCAAAGGTCCGCAAGCAGGGCTTCCCTGCGCTATCTGCCACATTCCCTACCAAGCGTGATGCCGAGAAGTGGGCCACCGAGCAGGAGGCCAAGATCAACTCGGGCCGCTTCCAGCACCTCGATGCGAACCCGACTCTGCGGGACTTGATCCAGCGGTACATGGCCGAGGTCAGCCCCGGTAAGAAGGGCGAGCGTGAGGAGGTCTGGAGGCTCAAAGCGATCCAGAGGCACGAGATCGCCTCGTACGCGGTCGGACGCCTGACACCTACCTTGGTAGCGGCATGGCGTGACCAGCGGCTCCAAGGGCTTGATGGTGCGTCGAATGGAAGGCCGGTGTCCGGCTCCACGGTCAATCGTGAGATGAATCTGCTGCATCACGTACTGGAGCACGCGAGAAAGGAATGGGGGATCGGAACGCCGGTCAATCCGGTGTCCGAGGTTCGCCGTCCGAAGAACAGCCCGTCCAGAGACAGGCGGCTCACGGATGCGGAGAAGGCACGTCTGTTGGCGGTTGCCAAGAAGAATCCGAGGTCGCGGTATCTACCAGCGGTGGTTGAACTCGCGCTGGAGACAGGTATGAGACAGGGCGAGATCGTTCCGCTCGACATCGAGCAGGTTGATCTAGCTGAGCAGGTGGTGAGCCTGAAGGCGGGAGCCACAAAGAACGACGCGGCGCGGACTGTGCCGTTGTCCACGCGAGCGGTCGAGATACTGCGCGAGGCGATTGCCGGGCGCACTGAGGGTCGGGTGTGGCCGAACCTGACGACAGAAGCTGTGAAGCGGGCCTTCATCCGTCTGAAGGAAAAGGCCGGTGTGGCGGACGTGAAGTTCCATGACACGAGACACGATGCGACGACCCGGTTCGTTGAACTGGGCCTGTCGGACACCGAGGTCATGTCGATCACTGGGCACAAGACCCAAGCGATGATGCGTCGGTACACCCATCTGCGGGCGAAGGACTTGGCGAAGAAGCTGGGTTAGAGATCACCGAAGGTGAGGGAAGCCGCCGCGCCAGCCGGTGTGGTGACTGACAGGAACAGGTTAGGCGAGCGGGTGCGGAACACCTCAGCGCCGGTCCCGACCGGCATGTCGGTCACAGCACCGGATGCACTCGTGCCGAAGCCGATGTACACCTCGGGTGCGCCCCACACGTACAACCGCACAGCGGTCGTGCCGGGCGGCAGGGCGTAGGTCGTTGTAAGGTTTGCCGTCTGAGTGACCGTCGAACTCGATGGGCGGAAGTGTGCGTGTTGTCTCATGACGCTCCAGTATTAGTGAGCCGCTTCTCGAAGCGGGCGTACATGTGGTCGAGGAGGTAGCAGTACGCCTCCCCGTTCGAATCTGTCGGATCAATCCCGACGTGTTGCAGAATGAACATCACGGCGTGACCGCATTCGTGGACGAGCGTGGCCCGGCTACCGTCGAGGACGACGATCACCAGTTCCCCACCCTTCCAGAAGCAGCACCCTGCGATGCCCGTAGGCGGCTCCAGCCCGGCTCGCTTGGCTAGTCGGTCCAGACCTAGCTGCGAGGTTGTGAAGCGCACCTTGACCCCGTACGGGGCCGCTGTGTATTGCCAGATCACTTCGGTGTGAAGTAAGCGCGCAGCCCGGTCAACTGGTCGTTGCATCGGTCGAGCGCGGTCTGGTAGTCGAGGACGGATTGCACCAGCCCGCCGAGCGTTCGCTCAGTCGGGGGCGCTGGCTCCGGACACTCCTGAAGCAGGCTTGGCGACGGCGGCGCGAGGCCGGTTGCCGTACAGGCTGTCAAAGACATCGTCAGGGACAGGAGTGTCACGAGCCACAGGGTTCGCAGCGAGCGCATTGGACACCTTCTTCTGGTTCGTGGCTGCGCGGGCCAGGGTCTGCTTCGTCGCCTCAGTGTAGGCGGTGAGAGCGGACTGGCTCGCAACAAGGGATGCGGTGAGGGATTCGACCTTCTCGGTCGCCGCCTCAGCGCGGTTGTGTTCGATGTAGAGCGCGAAGCCGAGGCCGAGGAACACGAGCAAGGCTGCGAGCGCTGCGATCACTTTGTCGGTCGTAGGCATAGAGCCATCTCCTGTGCGCGGCGCTTCACGAGGCCCGCCAGCTTCACGCCCTTGGCGTACACCCACTTCGGTAGTTCCCGGCAGGCACCGATGTGGTCGCCGGCATTGAACTTACGGAGGAGCGTCGAGGAAGCGAGGTTGCCGCGTCCAGCGTTGAAGGTGAAGTCGGTGAGTGCTGCGAGTTCGTTCTGGTTGATGGGGCCGGTGGTCAGTGCCAGCACAGCGTCCATCGCCTCCTTCACGTCGGCGCGCAGTAGCGCGTTGCACTGCACGTCGGTGTAGGTCTGGTTCGGGCGGACTTCGGGGCCGGTGTGGCCGTCGCAGACGGTGAGCACGCCGACCGGGTCGCGGTACGAGGTCTTGACGCGTCCCTCGAACAGAGGGGTGATGCTGAGCGTCAGAGTCAACGCAGCCGCGACGATGGCCGGAGCCACCGCTGCGGAACGAGCCATTAGATGGCGGGCGAGTTCAACTGAACAGCGCTGGTTGCATTGCCTGCTGCCACGTTCGCGTAGTTCGCTGCCCACACGAGGTAGTCGCGGACTGCTGCGGCGGTGGCTGCGCCGCCCGGCGTACCAGCGCGGAGGCTGACTTGCGCGAGCACGTCTTGGAGGAACAGGCGCAGTTCTTGACCACGCGGGATGTCACGACTGACGAGCGGCAGTGCGCCGATGGTCAGGGGAATCTGGAACGCCGCAGCGCCCGGATAAGCGGAAGAAGCCATGTGTTATCTCCGGTACTTGTTGAAGACGGACCCGCGCCGTTGCGGGGTCTGCTGGTGGGTGTAGCCGAGAGGGTTGCGTTGCCACTCCTCCCATTCGCGCTGGCGCTGTGCCTTGATGACGCGTTCCTGATCGACACCCATCTGCTCGACCCAGTACCGGCAGGCACCCGCGAGGGCGTCGAGTCGGTCGTCGTGCTGGAGGGCGTTCTTCTCACGGGTGATGTGAGCGATCTGGTGCAGGAGGGAGTAGGACGGCCGCTTCTCGACCGGGTATTGCGAGAGGGACTTCTCCTCGTCGCGCATGATGTCGTCGTTGAAGACGAGCGATCCGCGAGCGATGATCGGTTCCAGTACGTCGATGATGCGGAGTTCCTTCTGTCCGGACTCCCATGTCTCCTCGATGGCGCAGCCACCACCCACGGTCTGCGGGTAGCCTGCGCGGAGGAGCGGAAGCCAAGTGTGGAGGTACGCCCCGTTGCCGAAGTTCTTCTCGACGAGGATGCGGTTCACCTTCCACTTGGCTGCGATGCCGGTCAGCTTCTCGAAGTTCGCGTTATCGAAGCCGCCCTTCACGCCACCGACTTCCAGCACGTACAGCGTGCCGTTCAGGAAGCCGACGACGGCGTATCCAGTCTCGTCACCGTTCTTGCCGCCACCTGCCGGGTCAACGTACATGACGATGCCTTGCAGAGGACCGCGATCCGGTGAGACGCTGGAGGGAATGCCGAGGGTGTAGGTCGTGCCGTTGACCATGTACTTGATGCACTCGTGAACGAGGACACCGGGAGTAACGGTCAGCGGGTACGACTCAGCCAAGCGCATGGACAGAATCTTGGCGAGGCGCAGCGGGAAGCGTTCCGAGTCAGCCAGCTTCGTGTTGAGCATGTGCTGCAACTGGAAGTAGGCCGGGCCTTGGTCGCTCTCCTTCTTGGCGAGCAGTTCTTCGCAGCCAGCCGGGAGTTCGGTATCGACAGGTTGCCCTTGGTCGCCCAGCAGCCCGCCGCCGATCATGATGGACGGGTCCGCTTCCATGCGGCGCTTGACGAACGGTGCGAGCATGTCGCCGTAGTTCGGTACTTGCGCAGCGGTCGGATAGCGACCGGGCCAGATGCGGACTGTGTAGCCGCGACCGGGAAGGGTGTTGTAAATGGAGTTGATCGACTGAGGCGTCCCGAGGTACACGATCCGTCCGGTGGAGCAGATCGATGGGAAGTCCCGCGTCAACTGAAGCAACGCCTGCCGCTGGTGCTCGGTCAGGGAGTTCTTCGCACTCTCAATGTCGTCCGCGATAAGTAGGTCGGCGCGCTTACCCTGCAAGTTGCCGGTGACGCCTACGCACGCCACGGATGGCGACTTATCCAGACCCTTGAGGGTGTGATGCACGTCGAATGCCTCGACCGAGGTTCGGTCGCCTGCGTTGCGGTCAGGGCGAAGGCAGTCCAGAATGTCCATCGTCATGATGACGCGGACGATCAGGGTGGAGATTTCGTTGGCTTGTGTGCCGCCAGCCGAAATGATTAGGATACGAAACTTGGGATCGTGGATCAGACACCAGACTGCGAACAGTGCGCAGATGGTGGTCTTGGCCTGACCGCGCTGCGCCTGAATCATCAGGTAGTGCGGGCCGTACTCCAAGAACTCAGCGATGTCAGCCTGTACTTCAGAGAGCGAGAAGCCTAGCTCGATCATGCCGTCTTCACAGAACGGAATGAAGTGCGGGTAGGCTCCCTGCAACATCTCTAGCTGCTCAATGCGCTGCAATGCGGATTCAATGCCCTCACGGGCCATACTTCGGCGTAGCCATCTGGTACGCTTGTTCGACAGCGGCTTCAGCCTCTGCGTCGGTTACTTCTGGTGTGGGCACGAGCGGCACCACGTTGCTGCCACGCTGCTTGCGGCGGGCCTGCATCTCTTGAATCTTCTTCTCCATCTCCGACAGAGCCTTGTTGTCCTCGACCACGGCGGTGATGTTGTTGTCCTTCAGGAACTTCGTCGCGGCACCGAGGATCGCTGCATTGCAGAGGTCAGGGTCGCCCACGAGGTCGGTGAAGGTCTTGGCGATCAGAGCGTGCAGGTC